GTAATCGCCAGTGAAGCATATAGTGAGATAGTACCAGCAATAGTTAGAACAAATTCAATTAATTCTTACTAACATTGTTGACTTCACACTATTTATAATTAAATTGACTTAATAGAAAAGAGATGAGTTACATAATCAATAATACCAATGCTTATTCTAGCATAAAGCTTACCGAAAAAGGTAGGGAGCGTCTTGCGTTAGGTCAATTAAACTTCGCATACTGGGCTATAGGTGACTCTGAAGTCAACTATGATAGAGAAGTATTTTATGATGATACTGACCCATTCGGTTCATCTGCTAACATTTCTGGTGCAACAAGAGTTCTAAGACCTAAAGACCAACAACCGAATTTCAAATACTACATCACAACTGATGGTACTACGAACTTGAACACAATGCAACCAGCAAACATCGAAGTGATGAAGGCTGTTGTAAACAATGCTGCTGATGACCGAGGATTCTTCGCTAACAGTGGTGGTACATTCACTACTTTAAGTAGCACGACATATACCATTGATTCTCAAACAGTTAGCAACGTTGTATTTACAGGTGGGACACAACTTTGTATCTCAGGACTTACAGCCGAGGTTGGTGATAGGATTCTAATTAAGTACACTCACCCAACGACTAGCGGATTCACAGAATTCAGTAACACATTACCATTGCCTAACCTATGGTATCAAATCGAGAATACCACTAGTGGTTCTACTTGTTTTGACGTTGACCGAGACCTACCTGACTTCAGTGGTTTCACTGGTATGAGTCAAGTGATGGTATACTCTGGAGAAGAGGTGTGGGATATGTTCGGCAGTTCTTCTGTTCCTTATTGGGATAGTGGAACATTGAGTTTTGATTCATGTTGTAACGTAGCTTGTACTGACGTTCCTATTTGGAACCAGAACAACGTATGGTGTGAAGACCCTGCTGGATTCAGTTCAGGTACGACATACGAACATTTTCAAGACTTTGGTTCATTTGACTATTTAGGTCAGAAGCACCCTTATCTATGGTACCCATGTACTGAAGATGGTGAAACGAGTGATATAATTTGTGAAGTTGCAGGTTTATCAGTTGTAGACACCGTGAGAAAATCAATCGGGATTATCCATTACACGAATAATGTGGTATCTAACGTTTATGGGGAATTCTTCTATATTGATAATGACAACAACAAGACTGTAACACTTGAGATGCCAGATTTGATGTACCACAGACGTAATTATGGTTCTGGACTTGGTACGAATATGGGTATGACATTCTTGGCTAGTGGTGACACACAAATGATACCTAATAGCGACATTGAATACGTCCCATTGATTGAAGACCCAACATTGGTTGGTACTTCAAGAGTGGTAGGTAAAGTATTCCCACAATTGAAAACAATCGTAATTGATGATGATGAAATTGTTATGGCGACTTCAGCTAAAGCTAACAGAAACTGGACATTACCAGCATTGGCTGCAAACTTAGTTGCCCCAGCAAGTGGTGGTACATTAGAGACTGATAAGACGATGTACTTAACATACATTTTAGATAACGAATCTACTGGTACGACCAGTGGAATGACAACACCAATCAACTGTCAATATTACACGAAAATAAGTAACACAACCCCAACAACTAAAAATGTTGAGTTCAGATTGAATGCAGTCGATTTACTACCTTACATGAGGAAAATCGAAGCAATTGGTTATGATGGGTTAGGGTTCAATGCATACAACTTTAGGGTGTTATGGCAAATTGTTGACGAACCTGAAGACAGACCGTTAACCGATGCATGGAATGAGTATAACTTTACTAGCCTTGCTATTACGACAGGTGTTGATGAAACAATTGACCCAGTGTTGTTGGAAGCTCAAAACCCAGTTACAAACGGGTTCTTGATTGACGATAGCGTTGCTTTAGCCAGTACAACGTTCTACATTATTGACACACTTAACTTCCCAGCAGATGTCGATGACCAAAACCTACAATTGGGTGATGAGAGATTCTTCTATGGTAATGTTAGCGCACATATTGGAGCTACAATTTACAAAACATTGTTCAAGCTTGATATCGATGCAGCGCAATTCGAATACACAAGTAACCCAACTAGAGGTGTAGACCCTAATATCCCAGAGCCAAATATCAGGATAACTGAAGCTGGCATCTATGATAGTGAGAAGAACTTGGTTTTAGTAGCTAAGATGTCAAAACCATTCATACTAGATGGTAACACAATAACAGCAGAATTAAGCATCGATTTTTAATAATATCATGGGTAGAATTAAAAAATATCTTACGGAAGAAGAGAAGCTAGAGGCTAAAAGACGTAATGGTAGAGCTTACGCTAAAAGAAACAAAGTTAGGTTAGCTAATAAAGCTAAAGAATGGTATGGTAATCATAAAGAAGAAAAAAAAGCATACTACAATTCGAACAAAAAAGAACTAACGGAGGAAGAAAAGGTGAGGCGGGATATCTATAAGAGAAAGTGGGTGGAATCTAATAAAGATAGGATAAAAAAATATGTTGAGGATAATAAGGATAGGATTAAAGCGGTCAAGGAAAAATGGGTAAAGAATAATCCTGATAAGGTAAGAGTAAGTAAATTAAAATATAAGAAAAATAATCCAGAACGAGTTAAAGAAAGCTATAATAAATCAGTTAGGAAACGGAAAATAAATGACCCCTCATTTAAACTAGCTTGTAATATTAGAAGTATGGTGAGTAAGACGATACGTAAGGGGGGGTATATTAAGACATCTAAAACCCATGAAATACTTGGGTGCTCGTTCGATGAATTCAAGATGCATTTGGGGTCTCAATTCGAACCGTGGATGAATTGGGGGAATTACGGATTATATAACGGTGAAGAGTGCTATGGGTGGGATATTGACCATATAATACCGTTAGCCACCATAATAACAGAAGATGATATAATCAGGTTAAATCATCACACCAACCTACAACCACTATGTAGTTATGTTAATCGTATAGTGAAACGTGGGAAAATTAACGCAGAATTATCAATAGACTTCTAAGATGGGATTTAACAACACAACAACAACGCTAACAGCTAAGTTCACACCGATTGGACGTGAACGACTAATCCAAAATGCTAGCAACTTGATAACACAATTTGCATTGGGTGATTCAGACGCGAACTATTACTGTACATTAGATTTAGGTCTTGGTGAGATTCCATCAATGGGTGGTGACCTTACGTCTACCAGTGGTTTGACCAGTAATACTGTGACAACAAATGTTGTGATGAATAATAAGTTATACGCTAAGAATGGTAGTTTCTTCAAGAATGTTGAATCAGGTTCAAATAGGTTGGTTCAGTCCTTCGAAAGTTTGGGTCAATCAACGGTTTTGGGTAATCTAACCAGCGTAGATGTTATTTCACGTAGTGCTACAACAACAGACCCATTGGTTAACCTATACCGATCATTTAAACTTCCTATTACTAGCAGTGATGATTTAGCATATACTAACAAGACATTATCCCAAGGTGGGTGGTCTGACACAGCATTGGCAAGTATCGCATCTGATAAAATAGTTGTGGTGAGTATACTTAACGAAAGTTACGGTGATATGTTAGATGGTAAGGAAGTTAACTTTTCCGTGTCTGGTACCACAGGTGGTACGTACAATCTTTATAGCACGTTCCAAAACAAACAAGGTAACATTGCTTTGGATGATAGCAGACTCACAGAAACTTCAAGTCAAACAGCTAAGTTCGCACCTAACTATGCGTTCCTATTCTCAGACCAAATTAAGAGACCTAATGGTGATGTTTCAAAGTCATGGGCAACAGGGTTTGGAACTATAAAACCGTTCTCAGCTAATGGTAAGAGTAGATACAATCTAACAACTAACAACACTCTAGGTTTATCAGCAGATACAGCCGTAGGTATTGTATTCTTGGATAAAGGTTTAATCGTGATTACTGATTCTACAATCGTTAATGATGTGACTGGTACTACAAGTGCCGACACAGTAACATTCGGAAGCGCTAGTTCAATCGTAAACCAAGAGTTTACCTGTATTGCATCCAGAGGACAATTCACAAGGTCGAATAACCCAACGTATGTCGATGGTGATACACCTAGGATTTCAGAGGTTGGTCTATATGACAGCAACGGTAATATGATAGCATATGGTAAGACGGATGCACACATCCCTAAAACCGCTAACGAGTTGAAAGCCTTCTCAGTACGTATCAACGTTTAAAGTAATACTTTACATTTATTGTGGGATTGACTATCTTTCTTTTTATAAGAACAATAGGATGACAGAGAACGGATTTATATTAGGGTTGGACGTATCAACCAAGACTTTTTCACACTGACGATATATTTATATTGAAAGTATTATGGATAAAGAGGTAGTTTATATTTATGGGTTGGTGGAACCAACCACGAAAGAATTAAGGTATGTGGGTAAAAGTAAAAACCCTAAAGTTAGGTTACGGAAGCATATTTCAGAGAGATTTAAACATGATAGTTATAAAGATAGGTGGATTAGAAAGATGGTTGATTCAGAATCTAGACCAGAGCTTATAATTATTGATGAAGTTTTAAAAGAAGAGTGGCAGTATTGGGAGCGACATTATATTGCGTATTATAGGGGGTTAGGTGTTAGATTAACTAATAGTACAGATGGTGGTGACCAACCACCCTCAACCAAAGGTAGGAAACATACTGAAGAATCTAAACGAAAAATGTCTGAAGCAAAAAAAGGTAAAGCTATCCCTTGGTTGAATAACGGTGAAGTTAGGTCTCAAGAACATAGAGATAATCTAAGTAAAGCCATTAAAGGGAGGATATCACCAAATAAAGGTAAAAAAGCGTCAATTGAGTTACGAAAAAAATTAGCTGATGCCTCAACTAGTAAAAAAAAAGTGAAACAATTAGATTTGGATGGTAATTTTATAAAAATGTGGGAGTCAGTTAATGAGGTTCAAAAAGAGATGAATTTGAGACACATTTCAGAATGTTGTAGGGGTGTTAGTTATAAAACGGTTGGTGGTTTTAAATGGGAATATGAAAAAAGAATTAAATATGAAAAATAGAGAAAATGAGGAAAATGGGGTTATTCTTGGTCTAGATGTTAGCACCAAGACAATCGGAGTTGCATTATTTGAAGATATGGGTGGTCGTGGCGAGTTGAGTGTACTTACACATATCACACCCAAAGTAAAACCAGTACCAGAGAGTAAGATTGAAGAGCTTTTTAAGAAGGTAGAGGTATTTGAAGAATTCCTCAAAAAACATAGGGACACTGGTATCACTAAAGTGATAATCGAGGAACCACTACTACGTTCAAACAACGTTTATACTGTAGCTACATTACTACGTTTTAATGGTATGGTATCGAGGTCTGTATATGACATCCTAGGTGTAGTTCCAGACTTCATTTCTTCTTACGATGCTAGAGCATTTGGTTTTCCAGAATTAATGCAGAAGAGAACACACAAGAAAGATGGGACGCCACACACTGAAGCTGCTATCAAAAAGGCGAAACCAGTATTGTTTGGTGGTTTAGGTTATGGCATAGACAAGAAATCTATAATTTGGGAAATGGTCAGTGAGTTAGAACCACAGATTGAGTGGTTATACACTAAAGTGAATTCATTAAAGAAAGAGAACTACGATATGTGCGATGCTTATACCTGTGTTTTAGGGCAGATGCATAAGGGGCGTAAATGGTGTCCTAAGACTTAACATGTTCTGATAAGGTTAGTGGTTGGTTTTTGAATTTCCATATATAACCACACCCAGTTTTTCTATGACCACTACAAGCCTGACGAATAGCCCCCCAACTTAAACCCGTCTTGTTGTGGGCATCTTTAGTATTTTTAAAGGTGGCTATAAGTTTCCCATTTAAGTCATACTGTCTAACTTCTGACAATCGTTTAGAATTATTGGCTTTGGTTATATCAGAATTGGTTATAGGGTCATCACGGAATCGCCAAATAAAACCATTGGAAGAGTTTTGTTTTTTTAAGCAACATGCTGATATGTTTTCAGCGTGAAAACCTGAAATTCGCTCTACTTGTGCGGCAGACCCCCAGTCTTTAATCTTAACACCCTTTAAATCATATTGGGTTATGGGTTTGCCACAATGATTATTATCAATTTTTATCTTACTAATAGTTTTACCAAAGTCACCCGAACGTTTAATTGGTATAGTGGGTTTAGCACTTGATTGTTGATTATAACCATTCTCTTTAATGTACGATTTTTTAGCGTCTAACCATTTTTGTTCTAAGGTTATCAATAATTCTTTGATATCATTTTTAGACATCCCATCAACATCAACCACATCCAACACCTTAAATTCAAAATTATCTATACCATATTTTGTTATAGCGTTATGTAATATTATACTACCCTTACCATACTTATGCTGGTTCCACCGTCTATCAATATCAATAGATTGACCAATATATACCTTATTATTGGTGGTATTAGTAACCCCGTATATCCCAACTACGGGTTTGTTACCTAATTCTCTAACTATTTTATCTCTCATAGTAATAAATATGCGGTAACCTGAGAAAAGATGCATACGTTGCAGTGTTAGGTCAGATGCACAAAGAAAAGCTTTGGGTACCAGCTTAATCACATAAAAAGTTGTAAATGTAAGTCATTACTCGTATATTCGTGTGATGGCTTTTTACATTCCAGACATATTGGAATCCTTCTTAGGTGATGCTAAGAAGCATAATGACGTTTCTGGTCAGATGGCTTTTGACTGCCCAGTGTGCTCAGAAGAGAAGGGTATGCCACATGGTGACGGTAAGGGGAATCTTGAAGTTAACTATGAGGAAGGTGTTTATAGATGCTGGTCATGTAGTGAAACTCACGGAACCCATGGTTCGTTAGGTAAACTGATATTCAAACACGGCAGTAAAAAGAATCAACGGGATTACCAAGCTATAAAACCAGATTACGACTATATCCGAGTAGCCAAAGAAGGTGAAGTGGTGCCAGTGACAATCGTAAAACTACCTGAGAGCTTTATAAGGTTGACAGATTGTAACAAACATAGACAGTATTACCGAGAAGCAATGAAGTACCTCAAGGATAGAGGTATAACCGATTGGATGATTGACTATTATGATATTGGGTTTGCTTCAAGTGGTAAATACCATAGTAGAATAATCATACCATCTTATAGTTTAGCTGGAAACGTGGACTATTACATTGCGAGGTCTTTCAATAAGAAGGTCTACCCAAAGTATCTGAATCCAGAGGCTGAAAAAACCGAGGTCATATTCAATGGCTACAAGATAAATTTAGATTGTACAATATACTTGGTTGAGGGTGCTTTTGACCACATCGTGATACCGAACTCAATACCGTTATTAGGTAAATACATCTCACCAGAATTGTTCTTATTTTTACAAAATGCTAAGGCTAACATTGTCATCTTATTGGATGCTGATGCTGTTGCTGATGCGAAAAAGAATTACAGGATGTTAAATGTTGGTGACCTACGTGGTAGGGTTAAGATAAGTATACCACCAGAAGGTGAAGACCCAAGTAGTATCTTTAAGAAGTGGGGATACAAGGGAATTAAGAAGTTTATAAATAACTCAATAAGGTTAAAAGAAGGTAGCATATGATGAAATTGATGATTGCACTTATGTGACGATTATGTTGCAACCGTACACTACATTACAGAGTGTTGACGTTGAGTTTACTTTAACGCCAGATGGTGTTGATTGGGGTGACCCTGCTGATTGAAGAGTTCTAAGAGTTGTACATGTTAACACTCTTTTGATGGAACCCCCTAATTAGCGTAACGTATCATTTCAAAGTCAAATTCACTTTGAATCATATCTCCATATTCATCTTCCTCTGGTTCGGTTATGAATTCGAATCCGTATTGTTGATAGAATTTTTTTAGTCTCTTAGGGTTGGTTTCCTTGTCTCTGGGTACAGCACTCAAAGTAACGTCAACACCCACTTCGTCAGTAGCATTGAGGAATTGGCTTAGAGCCAGTTTAGCACCACCAGCGTCACGATTACCCTTTGCGGTTTGAATCAAATCCAATTCAATATTTCTACCATTTTTCTTGAAGTATACTTCTGAATTACCAGTACTGAATTTGTAGGTGTTAATTTTACTTTCATCAGGTTCGGCACCTAACAATTGGATAACGGATGCTATTGGGTCTACACCCTCATTTAGCAAGCATTCTACTAATCTTTGTCTTAAATCACTTTTCATAAGTATAACTTTTCAATAACACCTAGAACTGCACCCATAGCAGAGTTTCTATCACCGTTAAATGATTCTAAGTTAGAATTAACAAGGTGTTCTATAGCGCTCATCACATCTTCTCTGACCTTAGTGTATATCATATCCTCATTGTCAACATAGGTAGACTCTTCCACACCAATTTTGAATTTGTCATCATTAGCAACATCACCTTGAGCATGCCAATATTCCAAGTCTTCCCGTAACCTATTTTTAAGTTCTTCTTGCATTTGTATATAAATAGTTAGTTATCTCTTAACGTCCCGATTAATTTTACTACATAATGGTTGTAGATTACTGTGGTGATTCAATTTGATTAGCGACAAGTTATCAGTAGCTGAATTGATAGGTATTAGATGGTCAATGTCCCAACCATAACAGTATTCACCATTATATTTACCATAATTATCCCAATTCATCCAACATTCAAATTGAGATTCAAGGTGTAATTTGAACTCTTCAAGTCAACTACCCATCCACACTAAAATGTGATGGATGGGCTTGCAAGGCACCTGTATGAAACTGATTGAAGTATTGTGGAAAGTGTTGGAGAAATGTGGTATATTCGTAAGTATGAATATGAATATAAAACGAGACGACCGTCAGGTAGTATGGTTAGAACCCATAGAACACGTATATATCCACAGGGATACCCAGAAGCACTATAAATCGGTTACTACGACCTTAGCGTCAGTAGAACCACATTTCGATGCTGATGCGGTTTCTTTGGCTATCAGTAAGCAGAACGATAAAGCACCAGCCAAGAACCCATTATATGTTGGTAAAACGCAAGAACAGATTCTTGACTATTGGCAAGAGTTGAATGATACAGCTAATGAGTATGGTACACACATTCACGAGACTATTGAGACATACCTTTTAAAGAAGAAATTCTGGTTTCCAAAGGATGAGCTACAACAAGCTGCAATCGCAGGGTATGAGAGTCTTAAGGTGGATGAAGGTCAGATGATGTACCCAGAGCGCATTATGTTCTCAGAGTATTACGAATTGGCAGGTACTGCCGACCTTGTAATAGATATTGATGATGTATTCTTCGATGTTGGTGACTGGAAAACCAATAAGGCTTTTCACTACTGGAACCAATTCGGCAATCAGACAATGTTGAAGCCGTTTGAGCACATTCAGAACTGTCAGTATGGTATCTACTCACTACAATTGAGTGTTTATGCGTACATGTACGAGTTGGAATTCCCACATAAGAAGTGTCGACACATTTGGATTGGCTACTGGGATAAAGAGACCACGGAAATGAGAAGAATACCAATACCATACCTTAAGCATGACGCTAAGAGGTTATTAGAATTACATAAGTACAACACACAAATGGCAATATAATGGAAAGTAAAATATGCGATAATTGTAAAGGGGAAGGTGAAAATGTTAGAATTGGTGGATGATTTAATTAGATGGAGCGTAAATCCCACTCATCTTCAGTGGGTGGGATATAAGCGACTCCTTTAATAACACAAATATACAACTTTTTTTTTAATTATTCCTAATTTTTTATATCTTTTTACTTTTTCTTACATATTTATTTTAGTAAGAAGTAATAAAAATACTAAAATTGTATAAAGCACATAAATATCGTCTGTATCCTAACCAAGAGCAAAAAGTTCTACTATCCAAACATTTTGGGCATTGTAGGTTTATTTGGAATTTGGCATTAGAGACAAAGACAAACGCATATTTGAGTGCTAAGGTGGGTTATAGTAGGTTTAATTTACAGAAGCAGTTGGTTGAGTTAAAGAAAGAATGTGAGTGGTTAAAAGAAGTAAACAGTCAAGCTTTGCAAGCTGTTTTACAAAACTTAGACTTAGCATACAAAAAGTTTTTCAAAGGTGCTGGGTTTCCTAAGTTCAAATCAAAAGATACTAAGCAATCTTTCCATGTTCCACAAAACGTAAAAGTTGAAGATGGTGGGTTGGTGATACCTAAGTTCAAGAAAAAGGGGATTAAGGTTAAGTTACATAGACCGTTGGAAGGTACTATCAAATCAGCCACCATCTCAATAACATCTACGGGAAAGTACTTTGTATCTATTCTTTGTGAAACAGGTAAAGAGTGTAAAACCAAAACACCTGTTGAAGAAAATAAAACAATAGGGATAGATTTAGGAATTAAAGATTTTGCAGTAACATCAGATGGTGAAGTATTTGAAAACCCTAAATTCCTACGTAATTCAATACAAAGATTAAAGGTATTACAACGTAGAGCGTCTAAAAAGAAAAAAGGAAGTAACAATAGACAGAAAGCAAATAAGAGAGTAGCATTGTTACATGAGAAAATAAAGAATCAAAGACAAGACTTTTTGCACAAAGTTTCTAATAAGCTAATTCGTGAGAACCAAACGATTTGTTTAGAAGATTTAGGTGTGAAGAACATGATGAAAAATCATTGTCTTGCACAAGCAATATCAGATGTTAGTTGGTCAGAGTTCAATAGAATGATTGAGTACAAGGCTGAATGGTATGGAGTAAATATACTTCGTATTGGTCGTTTTGCACCAAGCTCCAAAACTTGTGAATGTGGTTCACTCAACAAAGACCTAAAACTATCTGATAGAACTTGGGAATGTAAAAGCTGTGGACGAGTTAACGAGCGAGACTTGTTAGCAGCAAACAATATAAAGAAATTTGCTCTATATAAAGAAATATCAAGGTCGGAACGACCTGTAGAGCCTGTGGAGATGTCAACATTAGTTGAATCTATGAAACAGGAAGCCCATCCCATCGCCTATGGCGTGGGTGGGTAGTTCACCCATCGATAATTAATTTATACTTATCGTACTTTCTAGGTAGACCTATACCATCAATATCAAACGATTTATAAAGGTACCCACCCAACTTTTGAATACCCACCTTATTGGTTATTCTAAATTGTGATGACGAATTTAGATTACCAGATTTAGGGTTAACACTACTACTCAACTTCACTTTGTATTTGATACCCATATCGTCACATAATTTTACCATATACGACCAGTCTTGTTCGTAAGATGAGGTAATTGTGAATTGCCTTTGAACGGAACCAGTTTTAGGTTTATAATAGTAGAAACATCCGTCACCATCACTTAGACCTAAAAAGAAATAAGACTTTAATTCGTTTGGTATTTTAGATAATATTTTATCGGGAGATACCACGGATTTTTCATCGTAACCGTTATCCACCAAGAAATCGAATACCCTCTTATTATTAGTGGTCATAGTCTCAGTATTTCGCCAACCAGCATTATCGTAAGTCCTGACGTAGTAATTCCATTTACCAACTCTATCGAATGTAGGCTTTAGTTTAATCATATCATCTTCTAGAATCTTAACCGTGATTAGGTGATTAGACCCGTTAGTCGATGAGTTTAGGTATCCATCAGCCCACATAAACCCAAGAAAATACGCAACTTCCTTATCTCGAATTGAGTAAAATTTATCTGGATTGACGTTACATTCTGTGGGTGGTTTAGATAATAACCTACTTTTACTTTCCTTTGATAATTTTAATTGTAGTAAATTACACTTACTTACAATACCCTTTTTAGACCTGTTTAATTGTTTGCTACATTCCGTAACACCTAAATGTTGGTAATTATTCTTCAACCACTCAAGGTCTTTATAGGACCATCGTTTTTTATTGTATTCCATTCTACTATACTTCATATTGTTAAATATGTTAATAAACTGGAAAACGTTAAAAATGTGTTGTATATTTGTGTTAAAATTTAATATCATGATAAAATCCGTGATTCATCTCGCAGATATTCATATCAGAACATATAGGATGCACAGCGACTATGAGGCTATGTTCAAAGAGTTGTATTCGAAATGCAGGGAGATAACCCAAGACTTCGGATATGAGGAAGTAAGAATTGTCATTGTTGGAGACTTACTCCACCAAAAAATCACAATCTCTAACGAGTTGTTGGTAATGACAGCAGAGTTCATAAGTGAATTAGCCGACATAGCGCCTCTGGTGATTGTTGCTGGAAACCACGACCTACTTGAAAATAACAAGGATAGGCTGGACAGCATCACACCAGTCGTGCGCCTATTAAATAACAAGAACATTCAATACTATAAGGATAAAGAGTGTTACTTGGATAATAACATCGTATGGTGTAACTATTCAATCTTTAGTGAGAATGAACGACCAGATATCGAAGCTGCTAGGGCTGAACATGGTGCCGACAAGAAATACATCGGACTATACCATGCACCAGTATTGGGTGCTTCTACGGACTTGGGTTATGAGTTCGAGATTGGCACACCATTAGACCACTTCCAAGGTTGTGACGCTGTTATGATGGGTGACATTCATAAGCGGAGTTGTTTTTATCTAACGGATAAGAAAGAAATTTACGAAGATGAATTAGATAAATACCTTAAAATGGGGTGGGAAATTGATAATTAATGTTCTTTCATTATGTTTACCGATATTTATATAAGGATAACGCCTAAATAAATAATAGTAGAATATGATAAAGATATGTGAAAATTGTAATGGTGAGTTTAAAACTTATAAGAGTGGGCAGAAGTATTGTAGTAAAAAGTGTAGTGGTAAGGCTAATAGTCTAAATAAGGTTAATAAAGAATGTGAGTATAGTGGTTGTACAAAAATATTTGATATCTATGAGGATAGTAAATCTAATAAGGTTAAGAAGTTCTGTTCGACTACATGTCAAAATAATTGGCAAAAAACCTATCAGTTAGGTGAAAATAATGGTAATTATGGTAGAAAAAATAGTTGGGGTACCCATAGTTTAGAGAAGAGAAGAGAAATAAGTATTAAAGTTAAAAATAGTTGGGAAAACCCGGAACGGTTGGAAAAGCATTTGGAATTTTTAAATCGTCATAGGCTATCAGATGGCAGTTTTGATTGGCAAGACGAGTTTTTTAGGGATAGAATTTCTAAAGCTAATATAAAACGGTTAATGTGTGAACCTAGTTATGGTGCATATAATAATTGTAAGCGTGGGTGGTACAAATCAACTAAAACTGATGATGATGAGTATTATCATTCTTCGTGGGAGGAATTAAAAATGGTTGAATTAGATGGAGATGATAACGTAAACTTTTGGACTAAGAAACATCGACACGTTATAGTTTATTATGATGGTAATATAAGGAGAAGATATTTACCAGATTTTTTAATTGATAATGGTGTTGAAAGTATATTAGAGGTTAAAGGTCACATAAAAGACGAGCGAATTTTTAAATTGAAATGTGTTGCAGCGTTAGAATATTTTAGTTCATTAAAAATAGACTATCGTTTAGATTTCATGAAAAATGAAAATAAATATGGTGATTTATTATATTGGTTTAAAAATAAGAAAGAGGAATATTATGAAAAAGAAGATTAAAATAAAGAAGATAACCCCCATTGTATATTCTGGTTCACTAATCCAGCAAGATTTCGGTGAGAATGTAAGTGGTCACGGATTCCTACTTTGGGATGTACCAACATTGGGGTTTACTGGGGTTGACCTTAATAACGATTACGGTTTCTATAAATTCACAGTTAATTCAGTGGATGATGTGGAGAACGATAAAGAAGTATTTAACAACGCATAATGGAAGTACCTAAGCAACTTAAAAACGACATTTGGGATTACTGTAGAGCTAACGATATTACTGATATTGAAGGGTTTACGATTAAGATGATTAAAGACGGTTTTACAGTTGAGAAATACGGCTATAAACCAAACCTACCAAACAAACCAAAGAAAAAAATAGTTGAAGAACCAGTGGTGGAGAAACCAGTGGTTGAAGAACCTGTGGTAATAGATGTTGTTGAAGAAGTTAAGAAGGCTGAAGAGGAAATAGAGAAAAAACCAGAACCAATAAAACCCGACCTTTATGGTGAAACACCCAGAGGGAAATTCGGTTCAAATTTATTAGACTAACATGAACAAAACAAAAATATCACCACACGGTAAGGTAAAAATCTACTGGAATGATAAACCAGAGAATTACTCAAGAGCCAATAAGTTGGCTGTAAGGAACAATTTTGCCAAGAAGTATGGTGTTGACAAGGATAGGATAGATGTTACCTACAGACCCGTTAAAATAGACGGTAAGGGTAATGTAATCAAGTTAGATGGGGTACAGATAGAGAATATCGGTGATATTAACTACCAAAGACAACTTTTCAAGAGTTGGATTGAACGAAATGACAAGAAGGTCAATTTCGAACGGTTAATGAAATTGGATGACACAATTAATTCTGAGTTGGATGCTGATGTTGTAGTTTCTACTGGTAAGAAGTGGGAATTTGATTGGTTGCGACTTGATAATATGATGGGTTTCGGTGATAATAACTTCTTCCCAATTGAGAAATATCGAGATTTGGTTGTAGTAAACTCAGACCCAGAAAATCAAGGTGGTAAGACCACGTTAATAATCGATGGGTTTAAGTTCTTGATATTCGGTGTCACGACCAGAACTGGTAAGAACGAACAAATATTCAATCGTTTCCGAGATGTAAACGAAGTAAGGGCTAGAGGTCTTATGCGAATTGACGGTGAGAAAGAGTTCATTATTGAACGTAAACTAAACCGTAAGGCAAAGCGTGGTGGTGGATGGAGTGTAACCAGCACTTTGAATTACTACTGGTTGCTTCCAGATGATGAAGAAGAGTCAATGGATGAAGCGGATTCAATCCAAACTACAAAGAAGATTCGTGAAACCGTGGGTGATGTTAAGGATTTTGACTTGGTATCATTAGCTACTGGTGACAACTTATCTTCATTGGTGGCTAATACTGTAACTGAGAACGGAAAGGTCTTCACAAGGCTAATCGGTTTGGAGATTATGGAACACAAGGAAGCTGCTGCACGTAAGATGTATAATGAGTATGCTAAGAAGATGCTCTCAAACATGCACAGTAAGGTTGAGTTAGAAGATGAAATTATCGAAGCTGAAACGAGTCAAGAATTGGTTGAGATACGATTGGGTGAAGCTGAAGCTAAACTGGCAACGCTGACTACTGAAATTGAAGGCATGGAAACCAAGAAGGGAGAACTTCAAGGTTTTAAAGAACCAGTTGATAGTAAGTTGATGTTGACAAACCTTACTGCATTGGAACAAGAGATAACTAACATCACAGCTACTGGGGTTAAACATAAAAATGCGTTGGCTGCGTTAGTAACATCTGTTAATGAAATTAAGGACGTTGATTATGATGAGTACAAGGAAAAACGTGTCACTGACCGAATTAACGAACTAAACACTGAGATAGCATTGAAAACTGCTGAAGTGTTAAGAATGAAATCGGATATTGTAAACATTGAGAAGTCTGAAATCTGTATTACATGTGATAGACCATTGGAAGGTGTTGACAATACGGCTAAAATAGAGGAACTAAAGGAATCCATCATTGCGTTTGATGGGTTTATTATTAAGTTACAGACTGAATTAGGTGAGTTGGTGGCAGAAGCTGAAACCTTTAAAGTAGCTAAAGCCGACTTAGAGAGAAAACAACGTATCGAACTTGAAATTGAGCGTACTAAACTTAGAATGAATGCGCTGAGAAACAAGTTAGGTGAAATAAGAAACACCAAACGTGAGTTCGAGTCCAACAAAAAGTCTATTGAGCGTAACAACCAAATTGATATTGACGTAAACCTCATAACATCCAACTTACAGGTAGCAAGACACAGCCACGATAATGTAATCAAGGTAATTGAGATTGCCAAGGCTGAAGTTAGTAAGCATAAGAACATTGTTGAGACCAATAAGGGGCTTCTGATTAAATTGGGTAAGGAAGCTGAGGTTGAAAGGATTTACAAACTGTACATTGAGATGGTTGGTAAGAAGGGTGTATCTAAAATCATTCTAAGGTCAGTTATTCCAATAATAAACAGCGAATTGGAACGATTAATGGAAGGGGCTTGTGACTTTGACATTGAAGTCCGAATGGATGACAAGAACGATGTCAACCTGTACATGATTAAAGATGGGGTTGAAGGATTACTGAAATCGGCTAGTGGTTTCGAACGGTCTGTTAGCGGTGTAGCATTAAGGTGTGTACTGGGAACCATATCAACATTACCAATGCCGAATTTCATCGTTTTCGATGAAGTATTGGATAAGGTAGCAGACTCTAATTTACCATTAATGAGACCACTATTTGAGAAAGTAGCGGATGCATATGACAAGGTGTTTTTGATAACTCACAAAGCACATGCGAAGGAGTGGTCTAACCAAATAATTACGGTAACTAAATCGCAAAATATATCACAAATAAGCTGTAAATAACTGATTTGTAGATATTTATATAAGTAGATATAACACAACAATACGACAACAACACATGGCAAAATACATTGATTTTAATAACGAGAAAACTATCAGTCAATACTTCAAGGATGTTAGGGGAACCAACAAATTGACCAAAGCTGAAGAGTATGACTTAGCGCTAAAAATACAATCGGGTGACGAAAAAGCATTGCACACATTGGTAAAGGATAACCTCAAATTTGTGGTATCAGTAGCTAAGGAATATCAGGGTAACGGAATACCGTTGAACGACCTGATAAATGAGGGTAACTATGGCTTGGTTAAAGCAGCTATCAAGTTTGACCCAGAACGAGGATTTAAGTTCATATCATACGCTGTATGGTGGGTTCGACAGGCTATACTTCATTCATTGAATGAACATTCTAGGATGGTCAGACTACCAGCAAATCTTATTAATAAGATGAACAAGCTTAAGAAGCAGTTCGAGCAGTTCGAGCAGACATATGAAAGAGAGCCTAATTTCGGTGAAGAAGTAAATGGGGATGGTGGTAAATATGATATCGATTTAGATACCACTTGCTTATCCCTTAACGACAAGAGTTGGGGTGGTGAAGGTGACGAATGGGGTGACTTAATATCAGAGGATATTAATGGTGAAGAGGAAGAAGGTCTCTATGTGGTTGATGATAGAATCAGACAAGAAATGGAGGATACGTTGAAAATCCTCACCAATAGAGAACGAGATATTATCAAATGTTACTTCGGGATTGACGCTGGTTGTGAAGCAATGACATTAGAAGATATCGGAGATAGATACGGATTAACTAAAGAGAGAGTTCGACAAATCAAATCAAAAGCTATTAGAAAGTTACGACATAATGCTCATGGTCTATTTATGGCGATGAGTGAATAGAGTGGTATTTATATAACGGAGCGTAAAACCTACCCATCAGAATGTGGGTGGGTAGTTCACATAAAACTATATTATTATGAAGTATCACCATTTAGTATTATTAGCTGCTGTAATATTGGCAGGTTGTGGAGCACTCGTATCGGTATTCGGTTTGGGTGCTTTATTCGCTGGCGCTGGCACAACAGTGTTGGTTATGGTTGGTGGTTTAGAGTTCGCTAAACTAGTCGGTACTGCTGCATTACACAGATATTGGGACAAATTATCATGGGTGTTGAAACTCCCATTCGCGTTGGCTATCGTTATAATGGTGGGTCTTACGTCATTGGGTATATATGGCTTCCTATCAGATGGGTACCAGAAAACTGCATCACAGTATGAAATTCAAGTTGGAAAGACTGACATTCTTAGTGATAAGTCTGCGGTGTTCTCTAACAGGATACTTAGTAATGAAAAGGTTGTTGAGAACAAGAATAAACGTGCTGAAACGTTAAGCGCATTACGTGCTCAACAAGAGGTTAGGTTGGACTCACTATACGCTAAGAACTATATCAGTAACGCTAACAAGGTTCGAAAAGATATTGAAGCGGCTACCGAAGAAATACGAAAGTTGAATTCAGATGTCGATGCCATACTGGTAAGTAACGGTGCGTTGGCAGATTCAGTTAACGTGTATACTGGGAAAATACACGCTGTTGAAGAAGCTTCTACGATAACAGCCGAGTTAGGTCCTCTAATTTATTTGTCGAACCTGACAGGTCTACCAATGGATACTGTGGTTAACTATTTGATATTCATTATCATTGGGGTATTTGACCCGACAGCTATTGGTCTATTGATATTGGCGAGTAGTATTCTTAAGATAGAAGAAAAGAAACGTGCAGGTGAACCAGAACCAGAGAAAAAGGTTAAACGTAACCACCTTGCTGAGGTTGTGGAGAAGTTTAAGAATTTCAAACTACCAAAGGCTACTGTTGACCCAAACGAGAGTTCTGATGACCAAGATATTTGGTTACCATCACCAGATTATGACGATGAGGGTGTTAACCCAAACGTTAAGGTAGACCCAGAAACTGGGCATATAGACCTCAAGTATGATGGTTTACTTGAAGATGAAGATATCTACATAGGGTTACGTGATGAAAGTAAAAGCGAACCAATTGTTAAATTAGACGATAATGGTACATTCAAGGTACCAGTTGAACCTATTGATAAGGGTATTGTCGCTAAAGGTAAAATCGATGCTGAGGATGTTGAGCAAATCAGAAAGAACGATAAGGGTCGAGGATACTCAGTAGACGTACCTAAACCAAAGCAGATAACCGAAGCCCCAGAACCAACAAAATTAGGCAAGACGTGGACTAGAAAGAAGAAATGGTTATAGACCGAGTAACATATCCGTTGTTCCATAACAACTTTGTTATGGAAGCTTCTAGTAAAGATAAGATAATGCTTGTCAATACTTTCGGTACTGGGATGAACCATTATGAGGGTTGGAAAACAAGGCGTGGTGGTAAGTACAAATCAACGACTGCGTACACAATAGACCGAGATGGGTCTGTGTACGAACATTTCGACCCAAACTATCATGGTAAGGTCTTCGATAAGAAGGTTGACACTTCACTAATTGTGATTTCCATGGTAAACATGGGTTATCTAACATTAGATAAAGAGTCAAATGAGTACCTTACGTGGTTGGGTGATATTTATAAGGGTAAAGACGTTGTAGATAGACGGTGGCGTGGACATAGATACTGGGAAGCTTATACCAAAGAACAACAGGACTCTGTGGTTGAACTACTTAAGTTCCTTTGTGACAAATTCACAATAGGTAATAATGTGGTCGGACACAACACTAAAGTCGAAGCATTAAATACTTTTAGTGGTATTTTATGTAGAAGCAACTTCGATAAGCATTATAGTGATTTATCTCCAGCGTGGGATTTTGAACAACTTAAAGAGAATATGGTATTATGAGAAAGAAATTAGCAAGACCAAGTAATAGTAAAACGGTTATTAACGAACATGACCTGACCAAGACGATGATTGCAACATTGCGTGAAGCTAGCTTCAATGGTGAAGGTGGTGGAGAGACTGAAGATGATTCAATTCCGTTAGAAGGTGATGAGTTAAAAGCTGAAGAAGGTAAGTTTAGAGAGCAAGTAACACCTAGAGTTCAATTCGGTGAATTTATGATTTACCCTAATGACCAAAACGTAGTTTGGGCTGGTCAAAATCTTAGTGGTCTTAAATGGATGATGTCTGTAAGAGAAGACTTGAAAATGGGTGGTAATTATGATATGGAAGATTCAGTTTTAGAAGAGATACAGAACATCAAGAAGTACCGAGAAGTATGGGTTGATGAATGGGCAATAAAATTAGCTAACGAATACAAACCAAATAATGGAGAACAATTCTAAAATAGTCTGGGTATCAGTCATTGGTAATATTGTATTAGCAGTAGTGTTGGTACTTTTCATTGCGTTCGGGAGAACCAAACCAATAGAAGAGTACGATACTGAAATTGCGACATTAAAAACCGAGAATACAGGGTTAGTTGACGACAATAAAGCGTTAAGGTTTGAAAACACCATCTCTAATGAGAGATATAACGATTTAGACAAGGAATACAACATCACACTGGAAGACCTTAAGACCAGTGATGATATTATAGCAAGATTAAGGGCAAAAAGACCAAAGAATGGTAAGAGTAATTATGTTGATAACCTTTCTGATGATGCCATTATTGGCGAATTCACAAAGTATTTCGAAAGGAGAGTTCAGAGAAACAACTGAAAACCCTATTACGTATACAGATAGCATACCACGTGGTACCGTAATTGGTACGACTGATACTGCTGGTAATTTATATCTTCACATGCATGTTGAAGATGCTAAACTCATATTGACTGATTTACTGGACTATGAATTAATCGTAGACAGCATTCTACCTGAATACGAACGGAATGATTCATTACATACCAAAGCTATAGTTTTGAATATAGCCAAAATAAAGGAACTTCAACTACAAAGTGACAACCAAGTAGAACAATTAAAAAACCTTAATTCTATAATAGATAACGTAAAGGAAATAGATGGTTTTAAAGACCTTACGATAGAGAACGCTAAGGATGTTATAAAGAAGGAGAAAATTAAGAAGGGGTTAGCTCTTGGGGGTGGTATCGGTGGTGGTGTCGGATTAGGCATAATAATTGGCTTTTTCTTAGCCAAGTAAATCAAATTGGAAAGCCTATCTTCGGATAGGCTTTTTTTATGTGGTTGGTTCCTATTTATATGTATGAGCATGAAGAACAGAATCTTAGAAGAACTAAGCCAAGCAGATAAATCTGAGGCTAAGAAATACGTTATTGACTCAAAAGATTTGGAAGCAAAGATTGGTAAGATAGTTCAACAGAAATTAATGAATAATCGAGAGTTGGAAAACCAATCGGTTGAAATCAGTAAGAACGTTCTGACGCAATTGTTTAAAGCCCTTTGGGTTAAGAGAAACTTCTGGAAATCAGGGTTGAGTAACAAAGCTACGTAATGAAGAAGAAAATTAGAATCACCGAAGCGCAAGCTGAAATATTGGCTAACCTACCCCAAAAAAGGAAGCTTGTCATTACGACCAAACAATTGAATAAGATTAGAGAAAGTCTTGGTGACAATATATCTAAGAACTTCAAAAAGGAATTCGCTGGTCACAAACCAAAGATTCAATTTGAAGGTGCGATAAATGAAGGCGGTCCTACAATTGAACTATTAGAACTAATTCGAGGTGTTGTAGATTTCATCTTAGCAGAATTAAATAACGATACCAGTCATGGGCTATCACCAATCTTTCAACAAATGGGTGTAACCAGAGGTGAACTATTCACGTTGTTAACGGACATGGGACTTCTTGGGGTCACATTCTATCAGTTGGCATACAACGAGAAGATTAAGGCTATTAGAAACGGTATTAAGGACATTGCGAAGGCTTTAATGGGTAAATCTGAAACCATGAAGTTGGGTGAGGCTGAGAAACCACAAGGTATCACACCACAACGCCTACTTCAACATCTAGATTTACCTAACACAAGGGCTGAAGTAGATTGGGATAATAGAAGCGAACTACAGATACCAAGTTTAACTGATGGTGACGCTAACTCTATTATAATGGATAAAGAATTCTTCACTGGAAGACAATTCGAAACCAGAATTGGTAAGAAGGTTGTAGAGGATGGTTACATCAAGGACTTCGCTAAGAAATTCGGTGAGATGCCGGTATTCGCGATTAACGGAAATAGAATTGAGGTTTTGAATCCAGTATTCAAAGAGTGGCAACAACAATATACACAAGCTAAGGCTAATACACTTAAGCAATGGGGTACAACTGAAACAACTGGTGCGGCATCTTCTGGTGCGTTCACTGGTGGAATGGCATTAGGTACATCTAAAGACCACAACCCAGATTTAGACCCAAGCCAACAATTAGCCAATACAGGTCAAGATGATATGTTGACTGACGCTGAAAACCCAATGCAGGGTTTAATCGGATTACCAATAGGTACCGAACATGACCTATTCCAAGTATCAAGTATTGATGATAAGGTAATGGGTAAGGGTGGTACAGTAGATTACAAGGTTAATTTGAGTCAAGATAATCAGGGTGAAGGTCTGGTTCCAGCAGAGAGTCATCTTATATTCAAGATAGACTTGGCAAACGGTAAGGCTCACGTACTATTCAATCACGATTTTGAAGCTATGTACGATGCAGAGAAGATTATACCAATAGTATATCACGACAACCTTAATAAGATTGGTAATGAATTATACAAGCAATCTAAATTGAACACAGAATCTACAACCTCTGGTGGGATGTCGGCTGCTGGTGGTTCTATGGAGTTTGATGCTAACGCCATTGACGATGGTTATATTGGTAAGAATCTTGGTGATGGTATGGTTCAAAATGTTAACGTTAATGAAGAGAGTATACATGGTACGGTTAAAATAGATGACTGCACCAAACTCAATAATAATAAAGTGGCTCAGAATGGTGGGTGCGGCACAGGTGATGATGGAGTAGTATCTGCAACACCGATTAAAAAGAGTGCTTAACCTAACTTTAATGAATACACAGATATTTATAGTAAAACTAGGATAAATGGATAGAGACGTCATAAAAAATAGACTACAATTGGAAGCTACTGCTCCTGGTATCACTCAAACCGAAAAGGTTTTGAAGGATGACAAGAAGGTGAATGACAAGTACTACAAAGAAGTAGAAAAGAAAATGGGTGAATACGAAAAGGCTACTACACAAAGTGGTAAAGAGTCTATTGAACCAGTTATGGACAATTACACCGATGATGCTGAAAAGACGTATCACGATGACATGGAAATAATGAATGGTCAAGAGATGCTTTCATACGATAGCACTCCATCTGAGGAATTCACTAAACGAGCTAAGATGTCATTAGAAGGTGATGCGTTAATGGGTAATAGTGCTGAATATGCAAACGTTGTCGAGAAGGGGCAAGGTGGTGACCCAGACTATGGTAAAACATTAGTAGCTAGAATTAAAGACTCAAAAGCTAAGAGAGATGCTGCAACTCCAGCACTTGACCAATTCGGTGACGATATTGAGGAAAAGAATGTTGGCGTAGCTTGCAGTAAGGGTGCAATAAAACCAGCAGCAGTTAACAAGAAAGTGGCTGTTGAATCAAAACAAGAAAACAAAAAGGTAATCATGGAAAATACTAAGAAAATTAAGAGATTAAAATTCAAGAACGAAATTGGTGGCGTTGAAAACGCTAAGACCATCATACCAGAAAGTTACAAAGTTGACAAGAAGGTATTTGAAGTAACTGACGGTAACGAAAACTATCGATTCCGATGGGAAGGTGATGCTGCTGGTGCTGCTGTAACTCTTAGAGCTTCTGACAAAGAAGTTGTAAGTGAAGACATGGCACACATCAAACACCTTATGGGCTTCAAACCTGACCTAGGACGACTTAACCCAACTGAAAGGTTGAATGAAAGTACTGAGTTCACGAAACTATTCCATAAAGTTATATCAGAATCAGTAGTAGCTGAAGGTGAAATCGCTGAAACTTTGGATGCAGATGATTGCCCATGTGAGATTGAGAAACAAGCCGCACAAAAAATACCTAAACGAGTTAAGGTTACTGAAGGTGAAAAAAGAAAAGTCTTAACTGAAATCTCTGACGAGAAGAAAAAAGAACACGCACGTGACCAGCATCACCACAGTGACTACCCTGAAGGGGTCGTACCAGACTGTTGTCCTGGTGCTTCTTTTGTTGATGGGGATAGGTGCTCCAAATGTAAAGAACATGCTTCCCCAGCTAAATTAGCTGAAAGAGAGGGTTCGAGTAAACAGGGTTAAACTAATGGAAAAAGGAAATAGAGTAAGAAGGGTTGAAGCAGCTAATAAGTTAGCCGAACAACGTTACCTTAATAGGAACGCAATCGTTGAGAATGAATTTAGTCATAACGGTATGGCACCCTTCATGAACGTACATAAGGATGGTACATTCAGTGATGCTGATAAGGAGCCAGTCTCAGACAACGAAGCGGTTAATGAAACCGAAGTATCCTTAAATGAGGGTGTGGTAAACGAGGTTGATATGGATTTAATCAACGCTGCTGGTGATTGGATTACTGGTGGTGGTATTGTAAATGTCGGTGGTGAATCAGTTCCAAGGAACCTAGCCACATTAGCTATGAGTATTATGCCAGCCGCATCCGTAGCAGGTTTCGTAGCGACATTCTGGAGTGAAATTAAAGCAAAAGTAGGGAAAGGTGATATTGAAGAACTTTCTCCAGCGCAAAAAGATGCTGAAAAAGAGTAGACCACCAAGACAACAACATAATGGGCGCCCATCTAAACCAAAAGAAGATAGGACTAATTCAAGTAAAGATAGAAGATAATCATGAGAAGGCGAGACAAATCAAAGAACATCGAAAAAGTTAATTTATTAGCTGAACAACGTTACCTTGAATCAAAGACCGATACTTTGGGTAATCCTTACGTATCGAATGGTGAAATGCAAGCAGCACAAGAAATGCTTAGAAGAACCCAAGTTCAATTGGCTGAAAGAGCTGAAGCAGGTGTTATCACAGAAGATTTGGAGAGCCAAGAAGTTTCTTTGAAGTTAGACAACGGTGGTGTATTCACAGGTGAACCTAGGTTAAGACCAGAACAATTAAGTCTACAGATAGGGAGAAATGGTCATTTCTCTTTTTGGGAAGGTGAATTCTCAAGTGGTGGTGTAAAGATTGTTGGTGGGGTTGACCCTCAATCAGAAGAATGGTTAAGGCAAGCCACTAAAGTGTATAGTGTTGCCGAAAGAAAATCTTACCCAGAAAAATTTGCTGAAAGAGGGGGTTCCCGAAAAATCCTTATCAAAAGTAAGGATGATTGGACACGAGAAATGACCAATCTTAAAAGTAAGGGGTACATGTATAAATCACAACATGATATAAACCCAGAAAGAGATTTTGTCTCTATGCATAACTATGCCAAATATCCATATGAAGTTATCGTTGATGATAGCGCTAAGACAATACATTTTGGTGAACACTCAATCAGTGAAGGGAAAACACCATTTGAAAGAATAGGTAGTAGGGATAGTATTGCGGTTAAGGAGAGTACATTAACAGAAGGTGGAATCGACCCAAGCGTTGTTATCAATATAATCGACCTTGCAGGTGAATGGGTTAAAGGTGGTGGTATGTCAAACGTTGGTGGTGAAACAATACCAACTAACTTAGCCAGTCTTATTATGGGACTAATGCCAATGGCTGCTGCCACAGCATTCGTTGCTAATTTCTGGTCAGAGATAAAAGCAAAATTAGGTTTTGGTAATGAGGTGGGTAAACCTGTTAAGGAAGCAATAAGCGAATACCCAAACGCTGATAAGATAATGGAGAAAGTAATTGACGACATTTACCAAACGGTTAAATCTACTGGTAGTCGACATGTTGAAATATCTGACCAGACATGGCAAATGGTAGAAATACTTCACGGTCTTGGTGATGGTGCAATATCAGAGGTTGGTGCAGGTTACAACGGTACAAACCCATTTATGGAAGGTGATGCACCACAGAAAAACTATAATTCTTCTGGAATACCTAGAGTAGATGGCAATGCGAGTAAAGATAGGTGATAAAGGTGCTTCTGTAAAAGAAATTCAACGACTATTAGGAATAACTGCCGATGGGGATTTCGGTAAGGGAACCAAACGTGCAGTAAGAAACTTCCAAGCCAGTAGAGGTTTGGTTGTCGATGGTATTGTTGGTAACAACACTTACGCACAGCTAATAGCATTCACAAGTGACATTTCAGATGGTACCTTCATAGATAATGATGGTAAACTTGACGATAGAGGGTCATATAAGACTCGTGAGGGGCTTACTATCCATAAACGGTACTTGGATACCGATGAATACGTTACAGACGCAGGGACGACCACAAAAGACACATTGTTTATACATCACACCGCAGGTCGTTCAAACCCATTCAAAACAGCCAAGAACTGGAATCTTGATACCAGAGGTCGTATCGCCACACAATATTGCATTGGTGGTGAGTCAATCAAAGGGGATAAGGATAATGATGGTGTGGTTGTTGAATGTTTTCCAGACGAATATTATGCTTGGCACCTAGGAAAAGTAGGTAGCCATCACATGCACACTCACTCAGTCGGGATTGAACTGAATAATTGGGGCTATTTATATAAAGATGGTGACGATTATTACAATTACGTTGATATTAAAGTTCCTAAAGAACAAGTATGTGGGTTGAAAAGAAAATTCAACGGACATTACTACTATCACAAATACACAGACGCACAATTACAATCACTTAAACTACTCATCTACGAGATAGTAAGAAAGCACCCAGCAATTAACATTAATTTGGGGTTACCTCATATGTTAATGAACATGGGTGAATTCGAAGCATTTGGCTTTCAACAAGCCGCATATGATGGTGAGATTAAAGGTATCTTAACCCATACAAACGT